TCGGGCGGTTTTTGTAGAATCTTGTAGAATTTATATAATAGTATTATTTATTAAGAGAGATATATATATCTAGTAATAGGCGTTAAATATTAGTATATCTCTTAATGTTAGTCTTAGTCACTAAATATAAGTAAGAGTTATTAAACGACGAGAGAGATATATTTAATAAAGAGATTTATTATTTAACGGGCGTTAAATTATAGATTATTACCCTAGTTGATAGATAGTTATATCTTATTATTGTCCGCTGGTAAGAGGTGGCGTTGGCATAGCGGCCGGCCGGCGGCGGGGTGGAGCAATGGCTTGGCCAGGCGAAGTTCTACAAAGTTCTACACGAATGGCCGAATGTTCTACAAGGTGTCTACAAGATTCTACAAGGTTCTACAAATCTGAGGTTAGTAACCAAAATGGGGACTAAATAAAAATTTTTATAAAAAATACTTGACAAAAGTATTTCTTAGGTGTATATTTTAAAGGAGTAAAAGATGATGTTAAGCAAAGAAGAAAAACGGGCAATTGGGAATATCGCTGAAAAGTGGATTGATAGGATTGCCGATGAATTGGTTAAGTATGGTTTCAAAGTGTCTTGTTATAGATTATTTCATGAGCAAGATGAAAAATATATTGCCGAGTTAATAATTAAGATTGAACGAGGTAAGGGAAGGAAAGATTTTATTGATATGTTACGAATAGTTGAGCAGAATAATAAGATGGAGATTTCGGCCGATGACTAAATTTCAGCAATTGTTGAAACATAACTAACAAATGAAATGTCTAACCATTAGACAGATTTGGAGGGTGGAATGGATAGAAGAAAAACCAGGATAAGGGGTGATGTTTGTGATGATGATTTGTTAATCTTGCGTAATGGATGGTATGTTCCATTAAGTAAAGACGGAAGGCCAGGTGAATTGATTTGGAAACTATCGAATTCAAAGCCATATATATTTGGCGTCCTTTTTAAGGAGGAGTCATGAAGAGGATATTTTGGAAAATTAAAGAGTGGTTTAGAATTTTCTTTAACTTAGCCAAGATGTTTGATTTGGTTTTTAGTGACCTAAGAGCCATGGATAACAGGATACAGGCTATTAAAAAAGAACTAGAGGAAGTGAAAAATAAGTGTGATAGATGGATAACGGCCGATGAAGTATTCTTTAGCAGAAATCTTAGATTTGATAAATATGGCAGAGAGATTGGTAAAAAGTATCTACATTTGGAACACCATCCGATAGAAGAAGTTTTGATAGCTTTATTTGAGTATTTAGGGATTATACCCGATATTGCAATAGAAAAAATTAAGATGGAGCAGGTTGACGAGAGATTTAAACTTGTGTTCAAAAGGGAGGGGAAAAAAAGGAAGCGATAATGACTGAAGAACAAAAAGAGAAAAAACAAGAAGAAGCGGGCAAGGAAGATAATCCATATAGCCTTGAATTAAACGACGCCGAACTAGAATTTTTACAAGACGCCCTACTTTTGATTAAAGGCGTTATTTCTGCCCCGCAGACCAAGAGGCATATTAGGGATATTTATCAGGGATTAGTCGAGAAATTAAAAGAGATGAAGCAAAATAGGAGAATAATTATTGTGTAAATTAGATTGCGGGTCTAACACAGGTGCCAACCCTGAATCTGGTCTAACGCAGTTGCCAATGCTGAACTCGGTCACGCGCCCATCTCAAAAGTCTGGATAACGGGGCAGACCTAGAGAATAGAAGGCGGGCGAAAAACAAAGCCCGCATGAAGCCCAGAGCTTCAGGGAGCCTTCCTCTAGGATGCCCCGCCTCCTTTCAATTAGATTATTAGAGAGGGGCGTAGCCCCAAATTCTAGGAGGGTAAAATGAAAGATGAAGGCGTAGAAATTCCGATAATAGAAACTTATACTGGTTATATAGAGGTGAAAAAGGTAAGGATTAAGTGGCCGTTTAAGCTAACATTTTTTATTCCTATTCCATGGCGTTATCATAATGATTACCCAAAAGAAAAGCGTCCTAAGTTTGATTATTTAGGGACATTTTTTGCTGCTTTAAGTCATAGTTTATTAATAATAAAATTTCAATTGAGAGACAGAAAATATAGAAAAAATTTATTTCATGGTTTTTGACTTGACAAATATTTTAGCCGGGTAATTGGTCTAATTACCTGATTTTTCAATAATTTCTGCCCACCAACCCATTTTTACCACCGCCGACTCAATCTGGGCGTATGGTATAATTATAATAGAAACCCAATGGGGGTCTGTATTGAGTAGTGAAGAGGAAATTCGAGAGGTTTACGAGGATGAAATTATGTGGAAATCGCTATCAGTTTATCGGCGGAATGGATTAATACCCTTTGTTAGCGACGGTGATGTAAAGATTCATTATTTATGGGAAGGCATAATAGATGAAGCCGACCTAGAATTTCTGGGTCTTTTAGAAGAGAGATAAATTGCGGGGTGGCGGGGTAGAGCAATTGGTAGCTTATCTGGCTCATAACCAGAAGGTTGTGGGTTCAAATCCCACCCCCGCAATTTAGAGGAGTAAGTTATGGGCGATTTTATTACGGGGGCGATAGGGATACAATTTAGATTTGTTATTGGTATTGAATGGATTTTTGGCGTTTTTGCTTTATGTTTCCTCTATCATCTCTTGAGATACTTTAAGAAGCGGGGATGACAGGGTATTCGACGGGTCTAGACCTTGGATTCGGGTTCGATTCCCGACATCTCCAGAATAAAACCAGCTGGAATGGGGAGAGTAATTCTCCCCGCAAGATTGTTACAAATGCTAGGTAAAAATAAAAAACGGCCGAGAAAAAGTAAAGGCGTAATTGAGTGGCTTCGAGAGCAACGAGAGAAAGAATACAGGGAAAGTGCCGTCGAAAGACGGAGGGGAGCTAAGGCCAATAAGGAAGAGCTTGCGAGGGAAGAAGGCCTAAAACAGGAAGAGTGATGAGCGACAAGAACACCAAAAAGGAAAATTATTTTAGGAATTGGATGGATGATTTAGTTTTTAATTGGTTAGAATACCCCTTTCCTTGGTCTCTTTTTTATACTGACAAAGGTGAATTTTCTTGGTCAAATTCGACAAAACGGCCACCCAAAGAAAAAGATGAGTCCATTTAAATCCAAAGCACAACGACGGAAATTTTGGCAACTTTATAAGCAAGGGAAAATCTCTAAAGCTACTCTTATGGAATGGGAAAGAGCAACTAAGGGTAAAAAATTACCCGAAAGAGTTAAGCCTAAAAAGAAAAAGACAAAAAAGGTAAGGAGAAGGAGAAAATAATGGCTAAAAGAAAGTGGATTCAAAAGGCCATCAAAGAGCCAGGAGCTTTAAGACGCCAGATGGGCGTTAAAAAAGGCCAGAAAATACCCATTTCTAAGTTAAAAAAGGCTGCTAAAGCCAAGGGTAAACTTGGTCGGCGGGCTAGATTAGCGTTGACCTTACGGAAATTACGCAAAAAGAAGAAAAAATGAGTGTTGTAGGGACATGGTTCGATAAGAGTCCCAATAAAGACCTCTTTAAAAAGGCTAAAAAATATGGCAAAAGACGCAAAAAATACGCAAAAAAGGCGAAAAAAGGCTAATCCCGACCTTTCTAAGACCGATATTCAGGGATTTCGGGGTGGCGACCCGATAAAATTAGACCGAAAACTAGGCGATGGCACTACTTTAGGGGAAAGATTAAGCGATTTTATCTATTCTTTACTCTCTAAAGAGCTGGAAAACCAGCGACCACGCCTGAAATCCATAAAAAAGTGGCAAAATCTTTATAAAGGCAAGAAAAAGCCTAAGAGTTTCCCTTATCCTAACTGTGCTAATTTGGCGATTCCTATAACTCGGTCTAATACAGACGCTATTTTTGTCCGAATTATCGAGGCTATCTTTGGGAAACGGAAGGTTTGGGTAGTTCGGGCGAAACGGCCTGAATATGTTGAGCTAGCTAGAGAAGTAGAAGAAGCACTTGATCATTTCCAGCGTCGGGTGCTGAAATTAAAGCAAAAATTGCTGTCGCCATTGCTTCAGGCGGTTAAAATCGGAACGGGGATTGTTAAGGTTATCCCTGAAAAGAAGGTTAAAACCGTTTATCGTTATGCGACTGAAGATGAAATTAGAGACCCTAATGTTAAAACCTACGACCTTAAAGGCACGAGCAGGAAAGTTGTAAAGATTGTTCAGACCTTGTATGAAGGCCCGAATGTTTATCCTGTGCCTAGGGAAGACTTTATTATTTCTTCTGACGCCAACGATATTCAGGATGCCTTGCTAGTAGGTTTTCGGACCCGGATGAGATATGCTGAGATAGAGCTTCGGGCAAGGCAGGGAATTTATGATGAGAAAGCAATAGAAAACCTTGTTCATCCAGATGAGGTTGACGAGGTAAAGAAGGAGCGGGCAGAAGGCCAAGGCAAAGAGCTAGAAAAAATTGATCCCGTAAAAGAATTTGATATTTGGGAGCTTTATCTACGATATGATGTGGATGGCGATGGTGAGGAAGATGACATTGTTGTTACCTACCATTTAGAGAGCAAGACAATCTTGCGAGCGATATATAATCCGATGTTTAGCGGATTCCGCCCATTAGTTGCTTTTAAGGGTTCGCCGATTGAGTTTTCCTTTGATGGAGAGGGTGTTTGTGAAATCCTAGAGAAAGTTCAAGAAGAGATTGACTCTATTCATAACGCCCGATTGGATAGATTAGCCCAGATTAACGCCCCGATAGTTTTTTATCGGGCAGGGCTGGGATTAGATGATTTTACCCTTGAGCCAGGGAAGGTATGGTCAGTTGACGACCTTCCCGATAATGCTATAAAAATTTTTAATTGGCCAGAAATTTATCCGTCCACCGAGAGAGAGGAAGACCGCCTTGTTACTTATGCCGACAGGGCGGTAGGTATTACACCAGCAGTTATGGGTGTTTCGACTGCCGAACGCCCTGTGGCTGCCGAAACCATTATTCTCCGTGAAGAGGCTAATAAAAAATTTAAAAACATGGTTGATAATATTCGGAATGGCGTTGTTGAGTTAGGATATTCAGTGCTTGAATATTTTGCTCAATACAGCCCGACATACAGTTATACGGTTTACGAAAGCGAGAAATTAGTTACTAAGACAGTTAATTTCCCAATTGAGTTTATTCGAGATATATTTGAGATTAGTCTTGAGGCATCCTCAGAGCTTATATCTCAGGAAATTAGACGCCAGATTAACTTGACGGTGTATCAGTTGCTCAGCGATTACATGACCAAGGTGGCTGGCATGGTTCAGGCGATAGTGTCGCCACAAGTGCCCAGTGATTTTAAGAAATTCTTGATTAAATCTGCTCAGGTGAGTGCGACGGTAGTGGAACGGATACTTCAAGATTTTGACCTCCAAGATGCCGAGAATTTGGTGGTGGACGCCACAAAGACAGTGGATGTGAATAAGGCAATTGCCACCTCACCCGATTTACAACCGCCACAGCCACCGCCAGGAATGCCGATGCCATCTGAAGGAATGCCACCTCAAGGGCAACCGATGCCGGTGGAACAGCCACCTATGCCACCTGAAATGGAGACAACGGTAGGATGATTGATATAGAGAAGAGCAAAATTAAAAGTGACTATGAGAAGATAATTGATTCGTTTTTCTGGCAAGAATTTATTAAGCGAATTAGACGGTTAAGACAGACGGCGTCTAGGAATTGTGAAACGCTGGATGTTAGTAAAGTGCCTTTTTATCAAGGGCAATGTGCTGTTATAGATATGATTCTTAAATTACCTGAACAGATTTTAAAAGAAATAGAGAAATCCAAGGGGACAACTTCCTAATGGAAGCCCCCAATAAATACAGGAGGTAAAAAGTGACAGAGGAACAAAAGGGGATAACGCAAGAGCCGACTGCGACCCCGCAGCAAGCGGATGAGCAGCAAAAGGCCAGCGCCCCCGAACAGCAAGTGGAGACCCCCGAAAAGTATCGGGGAAAATCTCCGGAAGAACTGGCAGCCATACTCCAGGAACAAGAAAAGTTTGTTGGTGAGCAAGCCAGGCAGATTGGCGAACTCAAGAAACAGCTTGAACAGTTCCAGGGGTTTATGGCACAGTTTTATTCACAGCCTATGGGTCAGGGTTACCCGCAGCCTGGATTTGGCGTTCAGGCTGGACAACCAGGGCAGTTTGGTCAGACGCCGTTTCAACCGCAGTTTGGCCAGCAGCAGCCCGACTTGCCACCGCCTGATGAAATCGCCACCGTCCAGGATGCTTATAAGGTAGCCCAGGCTATTTATGAGCAGAAGGAAGCTGAACGGCGGGCGATGGAAGAACAAAGGCGAGCCATGGAAGCCCAGATGTATCTTACTACCGGCCGGCAGAATGCCTTAAAGAGCAACCCCAAGTTGTATGAGGGTATAGACCAGCAGGTAACGGCCACAATTTATAATTCTTTCCTTGAAGGGAGGATAACGCCGTTACAGTTGGCCGACCCTAAGACTTGGGAGACAACGGCCGTGATGGTAAGGGCAGGTATGGGCGAATATGACTTAAGCAAATATTTTACCCAACCATCTCCACCGCCAGCAAGCATTCCTTATAGCGAACGACCCCAGACTGTGAAACCATCTGAAGAGAAACCTATGACCCAGCTAACTGAAGACCAGAAGATGTTTGTTAAGATGGCTGGGTTTAATCCAGAGGAATTTGCTAAGGAATTGGCGGAGGAGAAAGAAGGAGGCGAATGATGAATATCCAACCAGGAACGCTACATTTCTACAAGACTCATATTGTTGACTTGAAACGGTCGAAATGGGATAAAGAGAAATCAGACCCCTCTAAAGGAAAATTCGTTTTTACGGGCGAAAAGGTCTATGTTAAAAACGATGACTACCTGAAGAAGGGAACACGGCATCCATATCGGTTAGAGTGGGTTCAGTATGACCCAGCGGGCGGATTTACCATGCTAAAGACTTATCAATACCAGTTAGGTGCTGATTTTGTTGTGGCTGGTAAAGACCCTTATTGGCCTGAAGGGCTAGAGCCTGACGCCGAAGGACATTATCGTTTTATGGACGCCGTGCTAATGAAAATCCCTCTTGACCGCTGGACAGAGAAGCGGAAACGAGAGATTGACCGAGCTAATCGGGAAGCTGATAATGTTCGACGGGCGTTTAAACGCCGTGTATCTGAAGCTGATAGACGAGCTGTTATTACTGAGGAAGATTTATACAAGATAATCTAATTCTTACCTCCTTCTTTAATCCAAACTTCTCCGCTAGAAAAAACTCTTTCTAGGAGGAGAGAAACAAATGGCTACTATTGGTTTTCGTTATATTAAAGGCCCCTATGTTGTCAATCATCTCCCTGAAGCTGCTTCCCAATCTTTTAAAGCTGGCGACCTTGTTATACTTACTTCTGGCAAGGTTGCCATTGTAACTTCAGACCAGACCGTTTATGGCGTGGCCTTAAAAGATGCTAGTGGCACTACTGGTGCTGATGTTCCCGTTCTTGTGATTCAGCCCGACCAGATTTTCTTGGCTCAGGCTGACACTACTACTGCCGCTACCCATGTTGGTGGTAAGTATGGTCTGAACATTGGGACAGCTGGGAGTATGAGCGTTGACATCGGGGACACTTCCACCACAACTGTTAGAATTGAGAAACTTGACCCTAGGGATGGAGCTAAGGCTAATGGTCGGGTTTATGTGAAATTCGACCCCGATAAGCTCCAGAACCTGTAAGGAGGTAAGAAATGGCTACTGTTGGAACTTGGTTTGATACTTCAACCAATAAAGATATATTTAAGAAGGTAGTCCGCAAATGGTGGGATACGACCGACCGTGAGCCTCATGAGGAATGGCGGAAACTTTGCCTTGACCTCAAGACTGATGATGAGTATGAACGGTTTGGTCGGTTCGCTGGTCTGCCTTATGGTGGTAAGGTAGAAGAGGGTGAGGAAATCCCCATCTATTCTCCGAAGTTCGGTTCCGTGAAGGATTACGAACAGGAGATGTATGCGATGGGTTTCCGTATTACCCACAAGATGAAGAAGTTTAATAAAGTTGGTCTGATGGAGAAGCTGACCAAATCCATGAAGCGGGCGATGATTGAGCTGAAGGATGTGGAAATCTTTAAGATGTGGAATAATCCTACCGGAACCACCTATGCTGCGGGCTTTGACGGGCTGTCCATTGCTAATAATTCTCACACCTGCTTGGATGACGCTGGAACAACTTATGACAACTATCTTGGGTCGTCCTTGAGCTATTCTGCTCTCGATAGTGCGAAAAACTATTTCGCCTATATGTATGACGACCAGGCTAATGTCTTCAGCACCAAGCCTGACCTTCTGGTGGTGAATTATCAGCTTGAACGGACGGCCTTGGAAATTGTGAAATCTGACCGTGTGCCTCAGGAAATCAGTAACACCTACAACTACTACAAAGGCTGGATTGATGTCTTTAGCTCCATCCGTCTGACCAGTTCTACTGCTTGGATTGTGCTGGCTAAGAATCATCCTGACTATGGTTACTTTGTGCTGACTTCCATGGAACCTGAAGTTGTTGTTAAAGATGCTCCCGATACCACGCTGGACACCATTGTCCTGTCGCTTCAGTATTTCAAATACGGCGTGAGTGACCCAAGACACGCTTATTTCGGCAACACCTAAATTCTTGAAAATAAAGGACTTACAGGCGGGTATCTATTAATAGGGATGCCCGCCAGAGTCCTTATTAAAGGAGGAAAACATGGGAACTGTAACAATACCTGGTGATTATAGTTGTTCAGGCGATTTTTCTGTTGGTGGCGACCTTGCCGTAACAGGTGAACTTTCTAAGTTCAAGGTGAAAATCACGGCTAAGACGGGCAATTACACGGTTACCGCTGCGGAGACAGGAACAATTTTTATTGCTAACGGCACGAGTGCTATTACCTTTACTCTTCCTACTGCTGCTGATGGTTTGTTTTATTTGTTTGTAAATAAGGCAGACCAAAATATGACCATTACTTATGGAACGACCGATAAGATTGTCACTTTCAATGATGCTGCTGCGGATTCAGTTGCTTATTCGACGGCGTCCGAGAAGATTGGTGCTTGTGCTTTAGCGTTTAGTGATGGCACGAATTGGTATGTAATCAACCTTAGCACGAACACTGCTACGGTTGCCACTTAATAAATTAGGGGGTGGGTTATCCGCCCCCTTTTTTACTTATAGAGTAATGGGCTATTGGGTTGAAGATAAGGAGACGGGCGGACTTCGATGTAAGTTTACGCCCCATTGTCATTTTTGCGGGACATTCATGGAGTTCTCGAATGTTAAGGTTCATAACTTTGAAGTTCCAGGGCTAAAAGAGAGAAGTTTCGCCATGGATGTTGAAGTGCTTTGCCCGAAATGCGGTAGCTGGGATGTCTTTGGTGTGGCTATATCAAGGAGTCAATATGAGAGACTTTATAAAGAAATTGCTGGCAAGGTTTCAGAGGAAAAACA